CGCAAATGTTCTGGATGCACGACCCGGCTCAGGTGCCGGGCAAGTGGCTGGAGATGTCCGAAGACGACGACGGCCTGTACGTCAAGGGCCAGTTCGCCGACACCCAACTAGGCCGCGAGGTTCGCACGCTTCTCACCATGAAGGCAGTCCGCGGCCTGTCTATCGGCTACATGATTACCGACAGCGACTACGACAAGAACGGCAACCGCCTGATCAAGGCCGCCGACCTCTGGGAGGTGTCTGTCGTGTCGCTGGCAATGAACCCGCAAGCGCAGGTGGAAAGCGTGAAAGCGCGACTTTCTGCGAGTGGCGAGTATGTCCAAACCAAGCGAGAGTTTGAGCGGTTCCTGAGGGATTCAGGATACAGCCGGGCGTTCGCGCTAAAGATGGCGAGCCAACTAGGCGACGATCCGCGGGATGCGGACGCCACCGAAGACGGCGTCGCCGATTCGATCAATCAACTCAGCAGCCGACTCTTACTCGCCAGTTACGAACTGGCCTGAGTCGCTGCCTCAACCCATAAGGGAAACATTATGAGCACGGAACTGAAAGGGGCCATTGAGTCCCTCGGTAGCTCGTGGGAAGCCTATAAGAAGGCTAACGACGAGCGCGTGGCCAAGCTGGCCAAGGGCGAGTCTGTCGCCGAACTGGACGCCAAGCTGGCGAAGATTCACGCCGACGTGGAAGCGTCCGCAAAGGCCAAGTCCGATCTTGAGATCGAGATAAAGGCCCAGCGCGAGCGCATCGAGGAGCTTGAGGCCGCCACCCGGCTGCCCGGCGCTGCGGTCGCCGAGAAGGCCAAGAGCGAGTACAAGGACGCCTTCTTGGGCTTCGTCCGCTCCAACGGCCGCGACAACGAGGCCGAGCGCAAGCTGATCGAAGTCGGCAAGAAGGACATCACCGTCGGCACGACGAGCGCCGGCGGCTTCGCTGTCCCCGAGGAGATCGCCCGCCAGATCGAGGTCATGGAGCGCAAGCTCTCCCCGGTCCGCGACCTGGTCAAGGTGGTCACTGTGTCGACCAGCGACTACAAGGAACTGGTCAGCATCGGCAACACCACGACCTCGGGCTGGTCCTCGGAGACCGGCACCCGCAACGCCACCAACACGCCTGAGCTGCGTGAAGTGACGCCGACTTCTGGTGAGCTGTACGCTTACCCGAAGGTGTCGGAGTGGGCGCTGGATGACATCTTCTTCGATGTCGAGGGCTGGCTGACCGAGAGCGTGGCGACCGACTTCGCCATCGCGACGGCCAACGCGGTCCTGACCGGCAACGGTTCCAACAAGCCGACCGGCCTGTTGAACTCGGCGCCGACCTCGGTGGCCGACAACGCCTCGCCGATGCGTGCAGCGGCGGTCCTTCAGTATGTCCCCATCACCGGCGCGGCCTCGCCGATCGGTCTGACGGCTGACACGCTGATCGACACGTTCTACACGCTCCAGTCGGCGTATCGCCCGAACAGCACCTGGGTCATGAACAGCGCCACCACCGGCGCGGTTCGGAAGCTCAAGGGTTCCGACAATAACTACCTGTGGCAGCCTGGTCTGGCCTCGGGTGTGCCGGACACGCTGCTCGGACGTCCGGTGTCGGTGTGGGAGCAGTCGGCTGACGTTGCCGACAACGCCCTTCCGATCCTGTTCGGTGACTTCCGTCGGGGCTACCTGATGGTCGAGCGTGCGGGCCTGCGGATCATGCGCGATCCGTACACCACCGCTGGCTACGTGAAGTATTACGTGCGCCGGCGCCTGGGCGGCATCGTGCTTAACAACGATGCCATCAAGGCCGTGAAGATCAGCGAGAGCTGATAAGGCGGGCGGGGCAGGTCTTCGGGCCTGCCTCGCCCTTCTCTCATGTTTACCAAGTACGAAAACAAAGCGCTTGCAGCCAGCCCCAGTCACAAAGACGTTCAACGGGCCGGCCATCGTCGCAGCTACAGGCCCAAGCCTGACCAGCAACGCCGCGTGGCTCATTCGGTTGGCGCGGTGGTTCGGGCCATTCTCTGTCGTTACGGTCAGCGACGCACACCGACTGATCCCAACGGCTGACGCGCTTTATAGTTGCGACGCCTCATGGTGGAAAGCCCACCAGGGCGCAAAAGACTTTAAGGGCGAGCGCTGGTCCAGCCACGGGCTGGACGACAAGACCAACGACAAGCTGGAGTGTGCCGCCGAGTGGGACTTGAAGCTCTGCGGCGGTCGGCACGGCGTTGGGTTCAGCACGAACCCTGCGCACATACACTACGGCAGCAATTCAGGATTCCAGGCAGTCAACCTCGCCATGCTGAAAGGCGCCACGGCCATCGTGCTGGCCGGTTTTGATATGCGACCCGTAGACGGGCGCATCCACTTTTTCGGTGACCACCCGCCGGGTCTGAGAAACGGCGGCAGTTATGAAGGCTTTATTAAGGCATTTGAGCAGGCCAACCCGCCGCCGGTGCCGATCATAAACGGCACGCCGGGCAGCGCCTTGTCGGCGTTTCCAATCATGCCGCTCGGAGACGCGCTTGCGGACATTGGCGGTGATTGGCACCGGGCCGTCCCTCACGGCCTCGCAGGTCGATGCGGCCAGGCGTAAAGGCTTTGAGCTTTACGTTTGCAATAACGCCTTCCTGCTGGCGCCGGACGCGGCCCTGCTGCACGCCTGCAATGCAGAATGGTGGGACGCCTACTGGCCCAAGGTCAAAGACCTGCCGGCCCGCAAGACCACGATCTTTGCGGACACGGCCCGCAAGTATGGGATTGAGTTTGTGCCAGGCATCTGGCAGGCAGGACTCGCAGAAAAGCCGCGGATCAGCTACGGCCACAGTTCTGGTTTCCAGTTGCTGAATCTGGCCTACCACCAGAAGCCGGACCGCATTGTGCTGCTGGGCTATGACATGAAATACGCACCGGACTACGACGGCCGGGCCAGGCAGGTCGGCAGCACGCCGCGGCACTTCTTCGGCGAGTACGAGTCAGCATTGCAGCACTGGCCGAGCCAGCAGGTGCGGAATGGGTTTCATGTGGAACTGATCGAGCTTTACAACCAAGTGGCAAGGCTGAACAAGGTTGAGATCGTAAACGCCACGCCAGACTCGGCGTTGGAGTGCTTTCCCAAGGTGGACATTGACAAGCTATAAGCTGAGGCGGCCTGGCTATGACCGAAAACTGCGGCAGGTCGAGTCGCAGGTGGCAGACCTGGACGCAGCACTGCGCCACGTCAAGCGCTTCGACTGCGTGGTGCAGGCCGGCGGCGCGTATGGACTTTGGCCGCTGGCCTTGTCTGAACGGTTTAACACCGTCTATACGTTTGAGCCTGACTGTCACAACTTCCCGCTCCTGGCTGAGAACACCGCCGAGCGCGTGAACGTGATCCGCTGGCAGGCGGCACTCGGCAGCCAGGCTGGGTTCGTCGCCGTGCAGCGCGACGACGCCGAGGCTGACAACGCAGGCGCCGGCTATGTGGTCGCCGGCGGCAAGGTGCCGGTTGTGGCACTGGACACGCTATGCCTGCCGGCGCTCGACTTTCTGTGCCTGGACGTGGAAGGCTACGAATTGGAAGCGCTGACAGGCGCCATCCGCACGATCAGGGCGTATCGCCCGGTCGTGATGCTGGAGAGCAAGCGCCTGCCGCACATGACGCAAGACCCAAATGCGGCGGTGGAGCTGCTTCTGGACCTCGGCTATGAGGTCCGCGAGAAGGTAAACCGCGACGTGGTGCTGACGTGCTGACGGTCGCCTGCGTCAAGTGGGGCGACAAGTACGGCCCGGCATATGTGACAAAGCTGCAAAGTATGTGCAAGCGGCACCTGCCAAAGCACCGCTTTGTGTGTTTCACGGAAAACCCGGTCGAGGGCGTGGACTGCCACCCGCTGCCATCCGGGCTGCCAGGCTGGTGGTCAAAGGTGGCGCTATTCAAGCCGAGCCTGTTTACCGGCGACGTGCTCTACTTTGACCTGGACGTGGTGATCACCGGCAACTTGACCGAGATGGTCGAGGAATGCCGGACCGACCTCGGCACATTGTGGGCGCCGGACGACTTTAGCTATTCACTGGTCAACCCGAAGCGAGGATTGGACCAGCACACGCTTAGACTGCTGGGCGGGCATGGGACCATTAACTCAAGCGTGATGTTCTGGCACGGCGACTACTGTGCTGACATCTGGAAGCGGTTCTCGCCTTCGGTCATGGACGTGCTGCACGGCGACCAGAACTGGATCACGCAGGTCATGTACCCAGACATCCAGTTCATTGGCAAAGAGTGGGTCAGCAGCTACAAGTACGGCGGGCCGGGCGTGGTGAAAGTGTTTCACGGCGACCCGAAGCCGGCAGCGGTCAAGGAAGCATGGGTCGCAAAGCATTGGTGCTGATCCACGCCGAGCCGGCTATTCGCTGGCATTCGCCTTGGGCGCAGGCATTTATCGCCGGCCTTCGGCGCATGGGCGTTGAGGCGAGCACGACGACCAGCCGCCACCGCGAGTCGGACGTGGCGGTGCTTTTAGGCACCACCTACTGGAAGGCGCTCGAGGACGACGGCGGGCAGTTCCTGCTGGTGGATCGCTGCCAGTACGGCGATCCTGAAAAGTGGGTCACGCTGGGCTGGAACGGGCGAGGCAGGGCGGCAGAGTTTCACGCCAAGACCACTGCGAAGCGCTGGCGGCAGCACTCGGTTGAGCTTAAGCCGTGGCAGACCGGGCGCGATGTGGTGCTGTGTGGCGAAATGCCGGAGCCGCCGGACCTGTTGCAAGTCGCCAAGGCTTGCACGCACTACCGCGGACATCCGGCCAGGCCGCAGAACGACACGCCGCTGCCAACTAAGCGCAGCTGGGACAACGTCGGGCAGGCAGTCACTTGGCGCTCGTCAGTGGCCGTGCAGGCGGTAATGGACGGCATTCCGACCGTGACGCTCAATCAGCGCAACATGGCCTGGGATGTGAGCAGCCACGCGGTCGGCGAGCACTGGACCGGCGACCGGACGAAATGGTGCCACTGGCTAGCCTGGTGTCAGTGGTCATTCGACGAAATTAAAGAAGGAATCCCGCA